ATAAGGCAACAGAGCAGTTTGGTATATTAGATGAAAATGAAATGTTTGAAGATTCTGAAGGCAATATGAGGCAGTTTGAATTGTATGATAACATTTCCGAATTTATTTTTAACTTTGAAGAAAATAAACGCAAGAAGAAAGAAGGCAAAACTAAAGGTTTAGAGAAGTTTATTGAAGAAGATTTGCCTTGAAACGCTTGATTATTTTGATGATTTGTGTTACAATGACAGCTTGTGTACCTTTAATCTATTATGTACATAAGAATTGTAGTAAAGAACAACCATGTGATATGTCAAATATTAAAGCTTTGGAGTGGTAATGGATGCAGAAAAGATAAAAAATCATATCAAACATTTACAACAAGAACATGATGAATTAGATGTTCAATTGGCAGAACAACAAAAACATTATGGTGAAGATAGATTAGTTACCATGATTAAGAAAAGGAAACTTAGGCTCAAAGACGAAATTGAAGCTTTCAAAACTAAATTATTATGAGAATATGTATTCTTGGTGACACGCACTTTGGTGCTCGTGGTGATTCATTAGATTTTCACAAATACTTTGAACGATTTTATGATGAGGTATTTTTTCCATACCTAGTTGAAAATAAGATTGAAGTTGTATTTCAGCTGGGTGATTTGTTTGATAGGCGAAAGTTTATTAATTTCAATTCACTCTATCTGTGCCGTAAATACTTTTTTGACAAGTGTAAACGATTAGGCATTAAAGTTCACACCCTTCTTGGCAACCACGATGTTGCTTTCAAAAACACACTAGAGGTAAATTCTACTGGCTTGTTATTAAATGAATATGATAACATTGAACACTATGATGAATTTAAAACGGTAGAATTTGATGGTGTTGCCATTGACATTGTGCCTTGGATGTGCGATGATAATGCTGAAAACATTTTACAAAAGATAAACAAATCTAGTTCACAAATTGCCTTTGGTCACTTTGAAATTTGTGGTTTTGAAATGGATCGTGGCAATATTTCAGATGTAGGGATTGACAAAGACCTATTAAAGAGTTATGATATTGTTTTGTCTGGTCACTTTCATCACAAATCATCCGACTTTAATATTGTGTATGTGGGCACACCTTATGAAATGACTTGGTCAGATTATAATGACCCAAAAGGTTTTCATATCTTTGATACCAACACACGACATTTAGAATTTGTTCGCAACCCATTTACGATGTTTAACAAAGTAATGTATGATGATGGTGAAACAGATTTTGAATTTTGGAAAACATATGATTTTGGTTCATTAAAAGATACCTATGTGAAAGTTGTGGTATTGAATAAACAAAATCCATATTTGTTTGACCATGTAACTGATGGCCTTTATAAGGCAGGCGTTGCCGATCTGTCCATCGTAGAAGATTTTAGTGATGTGATGGTTGATGATGACCAAGATATTGTGGATCAGGCTGAAGATACAATGACAATTCTTTCCAAATATATTGATAATTTGGAATTGGATGTTGAACCCGATAAATTAAAAACTCTGATGCGAGAGTTATATGTTGAGGCATTAAATACTGAAGTGGCTGAATGATATTATTTCGTAATCTTAAATGGAAAAATCTGTTAAGTACCGGCAATCACTTTACAGAAATCAAATTAGACGGCATACCAAACACACTTGTTGTTGGTGAAAATGGTTCAGGTAAAAGCACAATGCTTGATGCGTTGTGTTTTGCTTTGTTTGGTAAACCATTTCGCACAATCAATAAACCACAACTTGTCAACTCCATTAATGGCAAAGAATGTGTAGTTGAAGTAACACTTGATACCAATAATAAGAACTATCGCATTGTTCGTGGTATCAAACCAAATGTGTTTGAAATCTACTGTAACGGCGAACTTATCAATCAAGAAGCTGCAAGTAGAGATTACCAAGAATACTTAGAAAAATACATTCTTAAACTAAATTACAAATCATTCACACAGATTGTAATTCTTGGTAGTGCTTCGTTTACTCCATTCATGCAGTTGTCAGCATCAGACCGCCGTGCTATCATTGAAGATTTGTTAGACATTCAAATTTTTTCTACGATGAATGGTTTAGTTAAAGATAAATTATCAAACAATAAAGACTTAGTGGCAGAAAAGAAACATGAGATTGATTTAGCAACACAGAAACATGATATGCAGAAGAAGCATATTGAAGAATTGAAACAAAATAATGATGATAAGGTAAAAGAATATGATACAGAAATTCAATGTCATAGCGATACCGTATCCACGCTATTGGCTAATGTTGAAATCCTTACAACCGAAGTCCAGTCGTTGCAAGAAGTTGTGGCAACTAAAATTGAAACAGAGGCTAAGGTCAAAAAAATTACAAAAATTGAATCACAAATTGAAAGCAACTTATCCAAATTTCGGAAAGATATCAGTTTCTTTCAATCGCATGACGATTGTCCAACTTGTCGGCAAACCATTGCCATGGAATTTAAAGAGGAAGAACTTGGCAATCTTTCCACTAGAGTTACGGAATGCGAACACGGCCTCAAGCAACTAGAAGAAAAACTAAATGCAGAACAGGATAAGTTAAACGAGATTGCAGAAAAGCAAAAACAACTTCAACAGAAACAAGTTGAAATTGCTACCTGTAATACCACAATTAATGAAACAAACAAGATGATTGCTCGTTTGCGTAAGTTGGTAGATGAGTTGAAAGATTCTAAAGTAGTGACAGACTTAGAAGAGCAGCAATTAAAATTACTAAAGGACTCATTGACAGAGCTGCAAGCTGCATTAAAAGAACTGATAGAAGAAAAAACATATTATGAAGTGGCAAGTAATCTGTTAAAAGATACTGGTATCAAAACAAAGATTGTTCGTCAGTATTTGCCAGTCATCAATAAACTGGTCAATAAGTATTTAGCATCATTAGATTTCTTTGTAAACTTTAACTTAGATGAATCATTTAAAGAAACAATTAAATCTAGGCATCGTGACGAGTTTACTTACAATAACTTTAGTGAAGGCGAGAAACAACGAATTGACATGGCATTGATGTTAACTTGGCGTGCTGTTGCTAAGTTAAAGAACTCATCAAATACTAATCTGTTAATACTTGATGAAACATTTGATTCTAGCCTTGATGCCAATGGCACCGAAGAATTAATGAAGATATTACAGATGTTAGAAGGTGTGAACCTGTTTGTTATCTCTCATAAAGGTGATATTCTACAAGACAAGTTTATGAATGTCATTCGTTTTTCAAAAGAGAAAAATTTTTCAAGGATTGTAAAATGACAAAAGATCAAATACGAATTACAGATGGTCACGAAAGAACCATAGATATTTTACCATGTAATGATAGCACATACCAAGCCATTATGTTTGAAGCCTCTAGTGACTATCATCAAAACGCATGGTTTCAAACCTTAGAAGAAGCTAAAAGATTTGCGGAAGGATGGGTGTTTAGAAAATGAGTGATATTTTAACCATTGATACTGGTGCTGGTGTAACTTATAAACAGACACTAGACCCACTACCATTGTTTGACGAGAATCATCCAATGCTAAAGATGCCAATACCTGAATACAAACAGGCTTTACCAAATCCAATTATGACAAATTTGGTAAAGCGATTAACAATGACCAGAAAATTATATGGCGGCATTGGTCTTTCTGCCAATCAATGTGGTGTTTTTGAAAGAGTGTTTGTAATTGGTACCGACAACTTTGATTTGGCTTGTATTAATCCAAAGGTAGTTGAGGTGTCGGCAGATGTAATGAAAACAGATGAAGGTTGCCTCTCTTATCCAGGCCTCTATGTTAAAATAGAAAGACCAAGTTGGGTTCAGGTTGAGTTTACTGATGAGAATGGTCAAACAAAACAAACTCGCCTAGAAGGTTTAAGTGCTAGATGTTTTCTACATGAATTAGACCACATGAATGGCAAAAAGTTTGTTGAGTATGTTGGGCCTGTAGCACTACAAACTGCTAGGCGTAAACAAGAAAAAGTAATGAAGAAAGTTATTCGTAACCGAAAGAAATAATGGCATATAGTTTTGATCCAAAAGATGATGTAGAAACCCAATGGCAAAAGTGGCAAGAACAGACGCCAATTCAACCATTGTCT